TTGTGGAGATCAACTTCGAGATCGAGCTTGCCAACTCTGGCACCGCCGGCACCGCCCCCGCCTGGGGCCCTGTGCTGCGCGCCTGCGGCATGGCTGAAGCCTTGTTGACCGTGCCGGCCCGCGTGGAATACACGCCCGTCTCGGCGTCTTTCAGCAGCGTCACCATTTATTACCACATCGACGGCGTGCGCCGCGTGGCCCTGGGCTGCATGGGCAACGTGGAAATCATGCTCAACGAAGGCGCCGCGCCCATGCTGCGCTTCAGCATGGTGGGCCTGGACGGTGGCCGCACCGCCACGGCAGACCCCAGCGTCACGCTCACCGCCTTCCGCGCACCGCAGGTGGTGTCTGACGTGAACACCGGCGACATCAACCTGGGCTGCACCTACAGCGCCGGCGCGCTGGCCGGTGGCACCACGTACCCCAGCCGGGGCCTGAGCATCAACCTGCAGAACACCGTCAGCCGCAAGGCCCTGCTGGGCGGCCAGGCCGTGCAGATCAGTGACCGCAACGTCCAGGGCAGCATGCAGCTGGACCTCACCGCCGCGCAGGAGGTGTCCTTCATGACGGACATCAACAGCAACACCAACACCACGCTGGGCTTCACGCACCAGACGGGCGCCGGCGTGGGCATCATCCTGCACGCACCCCAGGTGCAGCGTATCGACCCGAGTGACACGGAATACGAGGGCGACGTGCACATGGGCCAGAACCTGCGCTTTACTCCAACGACCGCCGGCAATGACGAGCTGCGGCTCGTCTGCCTGTAAACCGGGGGCGCGCACATGGCATTCCTCCTTGGTTTCAGCGACGACGATGAATTTCGCCTGGTCATCAGCGACACCATCACCGTGCGCGTGGTTGGCAGCCTGCCCGATGCGGGTGGCCGCATGCTGCCCTTCAGCTTCACGCTCATCTGCAAGCGCCTGCCGGCTGACCAGCTCAAGGCCGAGGTGGAAAGCGACGAGCGCACCGTGCCCGAGTTTCTCACCGGCGTGGTGCAGGACTGGGCCGGCGTGCAAGACCACCGCGGCGCCGAGCTGGCCTTCCACCCCACGGCGCTGGCCGCACTGCTGAACATCGTGGGCATGAGCGGGCTGATCTTCAAGAGTTACATCGAAGCCTGCGGCGTCAAGGGCAAGGAAAAAAACTGAGAGAGGCGGCACGTCTGCTCGCCCGTGGTCAGCTGGTCCGAGGAAAAGATGACGACGCGCCGCCCGAATCCGATGACGAGGACCCCGCCAACGCTGACGACGAAACCGCCGCGGCGCTGGCCGCCTTCGGCCTTGTGGCCGTGGATCAAGCGTCAACGCGTCGTCAGCCGCTGTTCTTCCTCTGGCCCGAGCACGAAGAAGTGCTGGGCGTCTTCGCCGCCTGCCGCACACAGTGGCGCGTGGGCTTCGACGGCCCCACGGGCCTGGACTACGCCGGCATCGAGAGCCTCATCCGCATGCGCCGCCTGGTGCAGCGCCCCCGGGTGCCCGAAGTGCTGGCCGAGCTGCAGATCCTTGAGGACGAAACCCTTGCGGAGTGGCGCCGCCAGCGCCAGGCCAAGGAACGGAGCGCACGCTGATGGCCAGCTCTGAAATCGGCATCAAGATCGGCCTGCAGGGCACTGAGGCCGTGCAGAGCGGCCTGCAGCGCGTGGTGGGCAGCATGGGCCAGCTTGGCGGCCAGGTGGACACGGTGCGCAACGCCCTGAACACCCTGGCCCCCACCCTGGCCGGCGCCCTGAGCGTGGGCGGCATCGCGGCCTTCGTGCGCGGCACCGTCAACGCCATCGACGCCATGAACGACCTGGCCGACGCCACCGGCGCCAGCATCGAGGAAATCAGCAAGCTCGACCAGGTAGCCCGCCGCAACGGCGCCACGCTGGACCAAGTGGGCGGCATGCTGGTCAAGTTTAACGCCCAGCTCAAGGAAGCGGACGGCAAGAACGGCGCCAGCATCGCCCTGGAAGCGATCGGCCTGAGCGCCGCCAAGCTGCGCCAGCTGGACCCCGCCGAAGCCCTGCGCCAGACGGCCGTGGCCCTGGCCGGCTTTGAGAACGACGCCAACAAGGCGCGCATCACGCAGGAGCTTTTCGGCAAGAGCGTGCGCGAGGCCGCGCCGTTCCTGAATGACCTGGCTGAGGCGGGACAGCTCAACGCCAGCGTCACGGCAGAGCAGGCGGCACAGGCGGACAAGTTCAACAAGCAGATCTTCGCGCTGCAGGAGAACGCCAGCACGGCGGCCAGAACCATCACGCAGGAACTGCTGCCGACCTTGTCGGCCATCGGTGCTGAGTTCACCCGGGCTGACAAAGCGGGCAACAGCCTGGCCAGTTTCTTTGGCGACGGGCTCAAAGTCGCGTTGCAGACGCTCGCGGTTCTCGGCTCCGATGTGGCCTTCGTGTTCAAGGGTATCGGCCGTGACCTGGGGGGCCTGGCTGCGCAACTTGTAACGCTTGGAAAGGGTGACTTCGCGGGCGTCAGATTGATCCGCCAAGCGCTGATTGACGACGCGAGACAGGCCCGGGAGGAGCTTGATGCCTTCCAGGCTCGCGTGATGGGCAAGCAGACTCCATCGAGCGGGCCCAGCGCCCGTGATCGCGAAGACCGCGGCTTCGTCCCCGGCGGCCCGCGCTCCGTCATCGACATCGCCGGCGAACAAGCCAAGCGCAAGGCTGCAGATGACGCAGCCGTCCAGGCCGCCAAAGCCCGCCAGACCGAGCTGGACATCCAGGCCAAGCGCCAACTGGCCAACATCGTGGCCTATGACAAAGCCGAGGCCGAGCTGGAAGAGCAACTGCAGCGCAGCATCAAGGCTGAGCTGGACCTGGCTGCCGCGCGCAGCATGAAGTCTGTTGCCGCCTATGAAGCCGCCGAGCAAGCCATTGACGACAACCTGGCCAAGGCGCGGCAGCTCGTGGACGCCATCGACCGTGAAACCGCCGCGCTGCAGATGAGCAACGTGGAGCGCGAAGTCAGCGCCGCGCTGCTGGAGCTTGAGCGCGCCGGCCTGGAGAAGGGCAGCTACGCCTACGACGAATACGCCCAGAAGATCCGCGAGTCCGTCATCAGCCGTGAGAGCGTGCGCGACAGCATCGAGCAAACCCGCAAGATCGAAGACGAGTGGCGTCGCACCACAGACCAGATCGGCCAATCCCTGAGCGACGCCCTGATGCAGGGCGGCAAGAGCGCGTGGGAATACATCAAGGGCCTGTTCCGCAGCATGGTGCTGCGGCCCGTCATCCAGGCCATCGTCAACCCCATCGCCGGGGCCTTTGCCGGTGCCATGGGGTTCTCTGGCGCCGCCTCTGCCGGCACGGGCGCGGCTGGTGCGGGTGGCGGGTTTGGCTCCTTGCTGAGCGCGGGCGCAAACCTGCTCAACGGCGGGCTGGGCAGCTCGCTGGGGCTGCAGCTCGTCAACAGCAGCCTGGGGCAGAGCCTGGGCCTTTCCACGGTGCAGAACATCGGCGGCAACCTGGTGGCCGGCCCCACGGGCATGGGCAGCATGCTCGGCTCCGGCCTGGGCATGCTGGGCAATGGCTTCCTGGGCTACGGCATCAGCAAGGGCCTGTCCGGCGGCTACTCCGCCGGCGGCGCCGTCAACACCATCGCCGGCATCGCCTCGGCCATCCCCGGCATCGGCCCCGTCGCCGGCCTGGTGGGCGGCCTGGTGAACCGCGCCTTCGGCCGCAAGGCCCCCGAAATGCGCGACAGCGGCATCCAGGGCTCGCTCAGCGGTGGCGCGGCCACCGGCCAATCCTTCGCGGACTGGTTCCAGAAAGGCGGCTGGTTCCGCCGCAACCGCAGCGGCACCAACTTCAGCGCCCTGGGCGACGAAACCTCTGCCGCGCTGACGGCCGGCGCCATGGGCGTGCTGGACAGCACGCGCGCCTGGGCCCAGGCCCTGAAACTGCCGGGCGATGCGCTCAGCAGCGTCACCACGCAGTTCAAAATCAAGCTCACGGGCGACGCCACCAAAGACCAGGCCGAGATCCAGGCCCTGTTCGGCCGCTACGCCGCAGACCTGGCCACCACCTTCCAGGGCCAGCTTGCGCCCTTCCAGAAGGCCGGTGAGGCTATCTCTGACACCCTGCAACGCCTGGCCGGCCTGCAGACGTTCGCTGAGACCATCAACGAGTTCGGCGGCGTGTTCAGCCGCGTGGCCAACCTGAGCGTGGATGCGCGTGAGCAGCTCCTCGGCTTCGCCGGCGGCATGGAAGCGTTTGTGGCCAAGACGCAGAGCTTCGCCCAGAACTACTACGAAGAAGCCGAGCTGGCCGGCATCCAGGCCCGCCAGGTGCGTGACCAGCTCGCCAGCCTGGGCATTGACGCGCAGATCTACAGCCGTGCGGACTTCCGCCGCCTGGTCGAAGGCACCGATGTCAGCAACGAGCAAGGCCGCCAGCTCTTGTCGCAACTGCTAACCCTGGGCGAAGCCTTCGCGCCCGTGGGCCGCTTCCTGGAAAGCAACGGCGGCAGCTTGTCCACCCTGGCCAACATGGCGCCCACCACGGGCGCGGTGCAGCAGATTCTGGGCGGATCCAGCATGGAAGGTCTTTCCTCGCTGACAGACGCCACCACGGCCGGCACCACCGCCACCGTCAGCACGCTGGAGCGCCTGATCGCCCGCGTGGGCGAGCTGGAAAGCGCATTGGTCAAAGCGCTGGACAAGAACGGCCGCGCCCTGGCAGACCAAATCTACTACGACGACCCGACCATGGCCGGCGGCGGGGCAAGCTGACATGCCCATCAGCGACGCCCAATACACCGCCTGGCTGCGCGCCGACAACCAGCGCCGCGTGGTGCTGGTGGAGGCCGAAGCCTACAGCGCCGGCGCCGTGGTCACGCGCTACCTGAGCACGCACGGCTTCGTCACCACGCCCAGCGATTCGCCCGCCAGCACCGGTTACGACGACATCGTGCTGGACGTGCCCTGGGTGCGCAGCCAGATGGCCGAGGCCTTCCGCGGCCGCAGCCTCATCGGCTACGGCGACATCGACATCGACAACTCCAGCGGCGTGCGTGACGCCTGGCTGACCGATGCCTGGGACGGCCGGCCCGTGCGCCTGTACCTGGGTGACCCCACCTGGCCGAAGGCTGACTTCCGCCAGGTGTTCAGCGGCACGCTCGAAGACATCCAGGCCCGCGACAGCGCCACGCTCACCCTGCGCATGCGTGACCGCCAGGCCCTGCTGAACGTGCCGGCCTGCACCACGCTCATCGGCGGCACAGACACCAACAAAGACCGCCGCCGCCCCATCTGCTACGGCGAGTGCAAGAACGTGGCCCCCATGCTGATCGACGCCGCCGCGCGCCGCTACGCCGTGCACGATGGCCAGATCCACGCCGTGGATGCCGTGTACGTCAACGGCAGCGCCACCGGCGGCTACACGGCAGACCTGGCCAACGGCACCATCACCCTCACGGGCGCGCTCACCGGCACCATCACCGCCGATGTGCGCGGCAGCAAGACGGGTGGCACCTACGTCAGCACCGCGGCCGATGTGATGCAGCGCCTGGTGACAGAGCGCACCACGCTCACCAGCGGCGACATTGACGCCGCCAGCGTCAGCGCCATGAACACCGCCATCGGCGCCACCGTGGGCCTGTACGTGGACAACGACACCACCACCGTGCTGCAGGCGCTGGACACCCTACTCACCGGCCTGGGTGGCTTCTACACCATTGACCGCGCCGGCAAGCTCAGCGTCGGCCAGTTCCGCGCCCCCGCCGCGCCGGCCGCGCTCAGCTTGGATGCCGATGACGTGGAGGAAAACAGCGTGCAGCTCGTGCGCCGCATCCTGCCCGCCAAGAGCGTGCGCCTGGGCTATGCCCGGTTCTGGAACACCAGCACCAGCGGCGCCGTCACCCTCACCGAAGCCCAGCGCGAGCGCCTGCAAACCGCCTACCTCGTGGCCAAGGCCACCAACACCCTGACGGGCCATCTGCTGGCGATCGACGAAGACCTGCAGCCCACCGCCCTGCTGGACGCCACCGCCGCCAACACCGAGGCCACGCGCCAGGCCACGCTCTACAGCACGCTGCGCTACGTGTACCGCCTGGCCGGCTTCACCGCCGCGCAGCAAGTGAAGCTGGGTGACGTGGTGGCCCTGAACCTGGGGCGCTTCGGCCTGAACAACGGCACCCTGGCCCGCGTGGTGGGCCTGCGCGAGAGCCTCACCGGCGGGCGCATTGAACTCGAGGTCTTCGTCTGATGGCCAACAACCTGCGCGTCATCTCCACCAACGACGTGGACGCTGCCACGCTCACCAGCGGTGACTTCACCGCCAGCCTGCCCGTGGGCAACCTGCAGCTCGAAGGCCGCGCGCGCGTGGCCCGCACCACCAACGCCACCGGCACCAAAACCATCAACGGCAACTTCGCCGGCAGCACCCTGTGCAGCGCCCTGGTGCTGTACGGCCACAACCTCACCGGCGCGGCCACCTGGCGCCTGCGCCTGTACGCCGGGGCCAACCAAACCGGCACCGTGGTGTATGACAGCACCACGCTCACGCCGCTCACCTCCATCGGCTGGGGCAGTTTCGCCTGGGGCGTGGCGCCCTGGGGAAATGGCGTGTTCAATGACTGGCAGCAGCCGTTCTACACCTTGTGGTTCACGGGGGTCTTCGCCCTGAGCTTCCGCCTGGAACTGGCCGACCCCCTGAACCCCGCCGGCTACCTGCAGGCCAGCCGCCTCATCATCGGCCGCTACCTCACGCCCGCCTTCAATGCCGAATACGGCCTGGCCCTGGCGTGGGACACCAACAGCGAACAGCGCCGCACCCTGGGCGGCAGCGTGCGCACAGACCGCCGCGCCAGCTTCCGCCGCCTGTCGTTTGACCTGGGTTTGCTGGACATCAGCGAGCGCGCCCTGTGGCTAGACCTGGCCCGCGTCAACGGCCTGCACCGCGAGATCTTCGTGAGCGTCTACCCCGAAGCCGGCGCCGACCTGGAGCGTGACCACAGCATGCTCGGCAAGTTCGCCCAGGCCGCGCCCAACACCCTGCCGGTGCCCAACCGGTGGTCCCAGAAGTTTGAATTCATCGAGGTTTGAACGGAGTAAGCCATGCCATTCGATTTGTCACCCTACAACGTCACGCTAGGCGGCTTCGACTACCCGGTCAAATACTCGCAACTCCTGACCTACGTGCAGGATGGTCTGAACAGCCTGGCGGGGTTCAAGAATCGAATCATCAACGGGAAGATGGATATTGCGCAGCGGGGGACGAGTTTCACTGGCATCGGTGGAGCTGGCGGCTACACGTTAGACCGCTGGTTTATCGACAACAACACAGACGGCGCTATTACTGTCTCACAGCAGTCAGACGTTCCAAGCAGCAACGAGTTTCAGAACAGCCTGCGGGTTGCGGTTACATCCGCAGACACCAGCATTGCCACAGCACAAAACAATCGAGTCACACAGATCATTGAAGGCTACAACGTCCGCGACCTTATCGGGCGCACGTTCACCCTGTCTTTCTTGGTACGCAGTAGCAAAACCGGAATTCATTGCATTGGCCTTCGCAACGGGGTTGATCGTTCATATGTTGCTGAATACACAGTCAACGCGGCCAACACTTGGGAGCAAAAATCCATCGCCGTTAGCGGGGGCTTGATCACCGCTGGAACGTGGAACTGGACAAACGGGGCCGGCTTGTTTGTTACATGGACGCTCGCTGCTGGTGCCACTTTCCAAACCACGGCAGGCGCATGGCAGACGGGGTCTTTCTTCGCCACCTCTGCCCAAGTCAACTGCCTCGACAGCAACTCCAACATCTTCGCCATCACAGGCGTTCAGCTTGAGGTTGGCTCGGTTGCCACGCCGTTTGAGCATCGACCGTTTGGGGTGGAGTTGGCTTTGGCGCAGAGGTATTTCTGCAAAACTTACTCTTTAGGAGATTCGCCAGGAACGGTAACTAACACTGGTGCTATTTATTCAGTCTCCGTGGGCACTGCCAATGGCACCACCCCGGGTGGGTGGGATTTCCCTGTTGAAATGAGAGCCGCTCCAACAGTGACGTTTTATAACCCATCATCAGGAGCGACGGGGACTTGGAGAACAGGTATTCCATCAGATGTGGCGGTAAACGCCCCTATGTCTGCATCAACAAGGCGGGTATCTGCATCAAACAATGCCGCAGTGACTGCTGGAACCGCCTTTTTCGGTCACGCCGTCGCTTCAATTGAACTGTGAGGATGACCATGTACAAACTCACCCCCACCACCACCATCATCC